ATGGATGCAGGGCCACAGAACTTCACTGACGGCTACCTTATCGCCGTAGAACAGATGTATCTTGGTGTAGACCAAGGCGTCGATGCACTATCAAAAATCTCGATCATGCTTGAATGCACAGTCGAGACCATGACCCAAGCCGCAGCAATGGCACTCGCATTGAGCCAACAATGAGTTGGTTAAATGGCTCTCTCACAAACTGAAAGGAACGTTATCGCCGAAGCACTACGTCGCACGGCAGATACACTCGTAATGGTTGCAGCCGCAGAGATACCTTTGGGCGCACCAGCAACTCTGATCGCTCCACGTGTAGTGGAAGAGATCTCTTTGGCAATAGGTCGATCACTTGGAGTCTTAGGAAATGACTCAAAAGCAGCTGTTTTAACACGTCAAAAGAGGCCACGCAAAGCCAATCCAAAACTCGCTAAGGCATTAAAAGCGGCTAATGCCAGGTTCCGTAAGAAGAATGGAGACCTTAGATCAGGTGCTACTCAAGCCAAGATAATGTCCTACGCACACAAACTACGGAGAGGAATGTAATGAAGAGAACAGGAAGTACCCGAACTCTACGTGGATCTCTTGTCGTTCCCGCAGGTGGACAAGCAAAAAGAAACCTCATTCTTGATGACGGCCGGATCAACATCGGTTACAAGGTTACAGGATTTCACTTCTGGTCGAGTGACATGATCGGATTCAATAATGCAGGTGGAGCAAATGCAACGTTGCTTCTTTCCGAAGATGCTCCCGTTCGTAATCCGCGTGCGCAAGATAATCGAGAGATTGCTTGGGCTGCTTATACAACTGGTACCGGTTACGGTATCGATTACTACACATTGGTTGATCCAAATCATATTGTTGTCCGAGACTTGAACATCATTATTCCTCAAACGTCAGTTGTTGTTGAACCATCGACGTGGAACTACATGATTAACATCGAAGAATACGATGTATCGGATGTTGAAGCAATCATCTCAATCATCAAGGAAGAGTCTCAAGACGTTGTAGACTGATTAAAGACTCAATCATTGACTTCGCAACCTGATCGGTTGTCCTTGCATGACACATCATTAGGCATTGAGCATAAGAAAAGTCATCCGATGACTTCGTTTCATTCTCATCCAACCTCAATTCGATGGCATCTCTGATCCATTTGGAACGAGATGCTGAATATGAGAGGCGATGATTGAGTCGATTGACCAATTCAGAGGGCATCGAGATAGATATTATCTGATTCTGTTCAAGAGATCGAGGTCGACTCATTCTTCCGCCTCCTTATTGATGTATTGAAATCCTTCTCTGGGTGAAAGTGTATACAATTGGAACAACATTTTATCCTTCATAGTTACCTTAATGTGTGGAATCTTTCGCATCACTCCATCGGAATCACGATAATAAATTGATACAGTTCTCCAAACAGTCACTTTCTCACATCCTTGAGGTTAGTCGGTATCTTGATCGGGTGAGAAGTCCACCCACATTTGGGACATATTGATTGAATATATCGGACTGTGGCCCATTTCGGATAGATTGTTCGGCAATCGTTAGCGCATTTGTAGCATCGCATGGTCAATGCTGGCGGTCATTAGTTAATAATGAATGGTTTCCAATCAAATTAAAGGTAGTAGATGGGTTACTGCTCCGCAATAACACCACTACGAACGGCGTAGATAACTAGTATGAGGAAACAACTAATACTAATAACTAAGTCCTTTCATGATAGGTTATGGCCAGAACTGACTCTTTCTTCATACGTGCAAATGTCTTAACCAACGGAACGATCTACGCTCAAAACGCAATCGACTTAGGTGCTTACGTAGATGCACTCGGTAAATCGGTACTCCGGATCCACAACGTGCAAGTTCAATACGGAGTTGCTGGTGAGTCTGTTGATGGTCTATCACCTAACATTCAATCCGACATCTCATTCCAACTAACAACTCAGTCCCAAGTTCAGTTAGTAGACCTTGACAACCGTAGCGTGATCGCTAGTGGCCACCTCGCCTTCGCTGGTGATGCTACAGCCACCGGAACCGGCGGACTAGTGCTTCTCAACGAAGTCATGGATGCAGGGCCACAGAACTTCACTGACGGCTACCTTATCGCCGTAGAACAGATGTATCTTGGTGTAGACCAAGG